ACGTGCTTGCTTGAGTGAACCCTCAGACTTTACACCTTTCTTACCCATCGCTTTCTTGATGGCTTTATCTCTGGATCCAAAGTACTCGTCCTTACCAGACTCTACCTTGCCATCTCCATCATAGTCTTTCTTTGCTTTCTTACTCTCTGTCTTAACCTCAGCTGATAGTTCATCATCAACGAACTCATTGGGAGGTTGTGCTTCAATTTCTCTTTGAGATTTAGTTGGGTTGATTGCATGTTCATGCATACCCTCTCTAGTAATCTTGATATCTTTTACGGAAACGTCTTTCTCTAATCCGTGATTGAACATAACATCATAATGACTGACGTTACCTTCTTCATCTAGTGTATGCTGTTCTTTTAAACAATTACCCTCACCCCATTCTGGATGCTCTACCTTAGTAGCACAAGAATGCTTAACTTTTTTAATAGATGGTTTGCCTTCCTCGCCTTTTGGTTCTGCAAGTTTCATACCAGGTGCGTCACCACCTCCAACACCATCAGCTCCTTTGCCTTTGATGTCTGTGTTGCCGATGATTGCGGACTTATCATATCTCCATGTCTCTTCCATGGATTTGAATGAGGTATTTAAACCTGATTCAGCAGCTATCTGTGCTAAACTTTTTGACTCGTGGTGGCTCATCTTATCTTTAATAGGGTCTGTTGGAATTGTTTGCTTAACTTTGACTGTGCCTTCAGGTTTCTGCACCTTCTGACCAGGCGTAAGCGACATTACATACTCACGATATGCGTCAGTTCCAATCTCGAATACTTCTTGTATGTTTGTAATCCAAGTGCGGAAGGTAGTTTCTTCAGCAGTAAGACACAACACATAGTTAGGTCCTCGACGTAAAATCTTTCCTACTTGTCCGTTCTCAGTAAGAATCCACTCACCTTTTTTATAGACTTCATTCTTATAGAACTTATCTTTGGTGATATTTGCTTCCGCAACCTTAGTTTTCTTCGCAAAGTCCGAGAAAGATTTCATTAATATATGTGTACATATCAAGTTTATTTATACGGGTTTACATGTTATCGTGTATTTCTATCATCAACTCTCTGCATTGTTTGTCTTGCAGTGCGGAAGGAATACCTTTTCTAAAGGTTTTAAAGTCACCCACCTTAGCTGCTCTCCGCATTTTTGTTCCAGATATTGCAAAGGTATCACCATCTGCATCACGTTCTCCAGATGATATAATATCCATCTTACGGAAAGAATAGTCTTTATGATTATAGTTCTTAACCCACTGCATAGCTTTTACTCTATCAGATCCAACAAGAAGGTATGCTTCATGGTATCCATCTTTCATAATATCTTGAAAGACTCCAACTGGATCTCTAGGACCACTAAAAATTCTTCCCTTATGCTCAGGGAACATCTTAATCATATACTTTAATTTTGTATCGGGATCTAGTGGGTTAGTTCCTTTCTTATCTACACTCTGAGAAATGTATATGCGATAGTCATTACCTTTAGCTGCTTTCTTTACAGCCATAAAGTTCTCCTGATGACCTACAGTAGGAGGTTGAAACCTACCAAAGGTAAAATAACAGATCCTAGATTCTAATTCTACCGCCATTGTTTTGCGAGTGTGAAATTGTTATATGAAAACTCAATACGGTTAACAAATTTTATCATGCTTCCGTCTTTATGTAGAACATAACCCTCATGAGCAGTGATTTTGTAACCCTTATCAGTCATAACATATGTCTTGATAGTTTTTTCTAGATCATCCAGTTTACCTATCACCATTGTCTTCAATGCTTGTAGTTCTTTGTATAATTTGAGTACACCTTTGAACTTATCAGCATTTTCTACCGCATAGTTTTGACTTGCATAGATTAAATTCTTTTTCTGTACCTGTGTCTTTGCTGTTAGTTTACTAGCAGCTGCATTTACCTTACCATCATAGAAGTTAATCATATCTGCTAATGCTTTGTCTGCATTAGTAATAGTTTGTTGCTGTTTTATCTGATCATTGAAAAACTGTTTCATATATGATGAGATATGCCACTTAGCATCACCTTTTGTACCTTTCAAACCAAGAAGTTCATCTAGGAATGCTCCAGAGAATCTACACATCCTCTCTATCTCGTTTACATGTCTATCAAATTCAGTGAACTCAGCTGCACTAAAATTAACATCGCTCATGGGAGTAGTGTTTTTAATGTTTAACACATCAGTACTACTACCAATCATACTATCTGGTACACCACCTTGAGCTTGCATTGATTCAAGATCATCACCTGTGTAATGAGTATGAAACACAACACCAATCTTTGATGCTTTACATTGCTCACCTAAAGGATGATCTACTGGTATACCATAGGTAATAGTATTAGGTCTGAATGTATAAAGTTTCTGTCCATTTACTTCTTCTTCTGTTACATCATCAGTGTAAAGAAGATCTCCTTGTATTACACCTTTGATATCTAATTTTGCAAACTCACTTAGAGCAACTTTTAATTTGCTTTTAAGATCAGGTATATTACCATAGTATGCGTCAACATTTTCATCAAAGTAACAGAGTTTAGGTTCTGTTTTATTGAACACTGATTTAGTACCCACAAAGAATCTACCTGTAAGAGGATGCTTACCACATACCACAGAGGGAGCACCATCCCATTTGGTTTGCATTAGAGAACCAGAAGCTTTCTTACCAATCATACTCCTTAGTTCTTTTAAAAAAGACACAGCAGCATGACAACCCTCAACTCCATAGTTGAGCATCTCATCTTCTAGATGTTCTAGATGTTTTAGTTGTACTATATTAGCCATTATCTTTTAAAGTAATCTCCGTTGCTGTGTGTAGGATAAGTTTCACCACCAGATTTGGATCTAATATTAAATTTAAAATCATACTCTTTGGTTTGAAAGTTAATATCAATCCTTTTACCAGCTCCACCTGCTCCACCATAATCAATACCAATAGTATCACTTGTCAATGTACTAGCACTTTTCATATAAGACTTAGTTACTTCATATACATGTAGATCAGTTCCAGTATAGTGCACCATCCAATACCCATATCCTACCCCACTAGCACATAGATCTTCAAGGTCTGACTTTGCCTGTCCTGTTATTTGATGTGATGTTCTATGATCTGCTACCGTGGGTGTCTTACTTTCTTTATCATACTTAGAGAATACATCTAGAAATTTTCCATGATCTATATTGAACATATCCAAATACCTTTTTCCCTCGTCTGGAATCTCATTAGCTTCTAGTTTTGCTTTAGGAAATAATCTTAGTCCCTCTGCGTTGTCACTCTTAGGACCTCTAACACCAATGTTAAAGAAGGAAAGAGTGTCTCCAAATTTAACTGACAAATATACTTTTTCATTACCTCCACCTTTACCTGGTTTACCAATAGTTAAAGTGATATCTGTTAGAGTTGATCCAATATCCTTTTTATCTGCACCACCTGCTGAGATATAAAATGCACCTGTTCCTCTTTGTTGAATAGGTCTAGGTGAATTCTTACCACCCACATGCTCTGCAGACTTAAAACATTTACCTGCTTTTGCTTTACATATTGCTTTTAATATTTGTTCTACATGGTTAGGATAAGGTCCTGCTTTATCAGCATAAGCATGGAAACTTTTTGCAAGATCCTGTTCATACTTCTCACCCATATTAACTTTCTTTCCACCTGCTCCCCTACCACCAAAGTGGTCAGTCTTTTTTAAATCGTTAAATACCCAATCATATGTAAACTTACTATCCCAATCTTTCATAGATCCCCAGAGTTCTATCTGTGCCTTACCCCTTAGACCACCTGAGTTTGCTAATGTATCCAAGTCTGTCAGTAGAGCACTAGCCCACTTGTCTTGTTTAAGTTGATCTTTAGTATACTTCTGTTCAGTTCCATTTTTAAAATAGACAGTCACTTCAAAAATTTCTAGGAACCCATTGTCATCATCAAGCTCAAAAATACCCCCATCCACAATCCTTTTTACAAAGGTTTCTGGACGGTTATCGTATCTCTTTCCGTTGCGATAAAAATCTGACAGTTTCATAGAACTATTTAGAACTGCTTCCAATATCTAGGAGGTAACATACCTGATTCTGTATCGGTTCTATGCTTTAGAGTTAGAACGATGTCACCAGCGAGACTAATTCTTCTATGTTCTCTGGGTTCTGGAGAAGTATAATGTTCAAGAGAACCAGGAAACATAACAAGATGCTCAGGTTGTGGTGTGATAGCATACCCATCACCATTGTTATATCTATTTTCTTTAATAAGTTTAAACGCATCTCCGAACCACTCGTTAGGATTTCTTTTTGTTAAAATTATTGGATCGCCAGGTGTCTGTATATAGTACACCCATGATATATGTGAGCAA